CGCACGCCCCATCGGCTACGCCAGTACGGACGCGGGAAGACAACGAGCGATGCGGCGAGACGGCGACCTTACCACCCTCGCGCCACCCTTTATCAGACAGTTTCTTAGCGCCCGGAGCGCGATAGGCGGGCCACGCGCCCGGACGGAGAGAACCCCACATGGACCTGAAGGCGCTCATCGCGCGACTCATGGCCGATGGCACCCTGACGCAGATCGGCAACAACCCCGCCGCCGCCTACACGGATGGCCGGGCGCGGATCTACGTCGGTGCCTCGATCCTCCCGGAGCGGGACACCGAGAACAACTTCACCGACTCCGGCATCCGGTTCCGCACCGTGATCGCCAACGATGGCATGCGATACAGCCCGGCGCAGCTCAAGGTCGACGAGGGGCTGGTCGGCTCGGTCAAGGTGGAGGTCGGGCACTCCGACATCGCCCGCCAGTTCACCGGGCGCGACTACGATCTGTTCCTGGAGTTGCTGAACACGCGCCCCGAGATGGACGCGCTGGTGCAGCTCCTCGACTGGACCGATGTGACCGTCGGCCGCGCGCTCCGCGATCTCGACGAGAAGCAGCGCTGGCAGGCGCTCGTCGTCGGCCAGGTCATCCGGCAGGGCGACAACGGCTACCAGGAACTCGTGCAGTACCCGAACCCGACCGGCCACCGCGTCACGATCGCGGGGGCGTGGAGCGACGACACCTACGACCCGATCCCGGACCTCCTGGCCGGGCAGGCGCAGCTGGCCTCCAAGGGCTACGTCGCGAACCGTCTGATCGGCTCGCGCAAGGTCGCCGGGATCCTCGGGCGGAATGCCAAGGTGCGCCAGCGCGCGACCTCCACCCTCTCGGTGAGCACGAGCGGTCAGATCCAGGGTCGCCCGCCGACGCAGCTCGCCGCGCCCGCGCTGAACGCCGTGCTCCAGGCGGAGGGGCTGCCCCCGCTGGAGGTCTACGACGAGCTGTACCGGGATTACAACGGCTCGCACCGCTTCTACCAGGATGACGCGGTGACGATGACGGCGGCGACCGGGCGGGATCAGCGGATCGCCGAGGTCAATCTCCAGACGACCGGCACGTTCGATGTGATCACCGACACGCTCGGCTACACGGCGGTCGGTCGCCCGGTCGGCGTCGCCACCTCGCAGCGCGTCATCCGCATGTGGCCGTTCGACGACAAGCCGCCGCGCATCCACGCGGAGGGCTGGCAGGCGACCATCCCCGTAGTGACAGAGCCAGAGGCGCTCTGGGTCGGCACCGGGATCCACTGACGCGGGTACGAGCGACCCGGCATAGCGCTATCACCGTAACGGCACGGAGGCAGAGGTGATCGATCCGAAGGCGACCTACATCTACGCGGGGGAGTCGTACCCCCCCGACCAGCACGGGCAGCTGCCGGACGCGGCGAAGGCGGCGCTCGCCAAGCGGGCCGGTGCGCCCCCCGCCCCGGCGGCGGCGGTCGCGCCCGACGATCCGCTCGCGGAGCTGGTCGGCGGTGCCAAGCTCGCGGCGGCGCTGCGCGAGGCCGGGTACGGCGACGTGTCGGCGATCCGCGCCGCGTCGGATGCCGACCTGACCGGCATCGAGGGGATCGGCGAGGCGACCCTCACCAAGCTCCGCATCGCGACGGCGGGGTAGGGCGGGCATGGCGGACGCGGCGACGATCGCCCGACTCCGGCGCAACATCGCGGACGAGATCCGAGACGGATACACGCCCGCGTATGACGATGCCGATCTTTCCGCGCTCCTCGGTGAGGCGGACGGGATCGAACCCCGCGCCCGTGTCGCCGCGCTCCTGCCGCTCTGGACCGAGGCGGCCTCCCGGACCGACTACAGCGCCGGCACAGGGAGCGAGAAGGCCTCGCAGTACTTCACGCAGCTCGGGCAGTTGCTCGCCGGGGCACAGTCCGAGGTCGCGGCGCTCGATGCGGCGAGCGCCGTCGCCAGCCAGCCGCAGGCGGTCACGCAGTCGATCGCGACACAGGTGGTGTTCTGATGAGCGTGACGACAGGTCGCCTCGATCGCTGGCTCGCCCCGAAAGTGTCCGCGTCCCGCATCGCGGACACCGCCAAGGAGATCGCCGCCGACCCGTCCGCCGTGACGGTACGCCGCACCGGGCGGGGGACCGACCTGACGCTGACGGTGGGGATCAAGCGGGTCGGGACGCGCGGCTCGCGCCCGGTGCGGACGACCGAGACGGCGGGGGTGCAGACCGACGTGACGATCCTCGCCATGCCGGGCACCGATCTCCGCAAGGGGGACCGGGTACGCGACGCGGCGAGCAATGTCTACCGGATCGAGTTCGTCATGCCGGGTCAGGAATGGCGGGTCGAGGCCGACGCGGTGGTGGAGGAGTAGCGGTGGCAACGAGCGGGATCGTGTGGCGCGCGGGACAGGCACCGTCCGACCTGACCATCCGGGTCAAGGCGTTCGGCGACCGCTTCCTCGCGGCGGTCCTCGCGGTGGGGCACCTCATCGCGGCGGAGGCCGAGGCGTATGCGCAGGCCAACGCGCCCTGGATCGACCGCACGGGCCAGGCGCGGCAGGGGCTGAGGGCCGTGGCACTGGAGTTGGGCGCGACTGCCGTGGCGATCGTGCTCTACCACCAGGCGGCGCACGGCAAGTGGCTGGAGCTTTGTAACCAAGGTCGCTACGCGATCATCCTGCCGACTTTGGTCCAGATGTACGGGCGGGTGATGGCGGCGGTCCAAGCGGTGTTCGGGGGGGCGTGATGGATCGCGACGAGCTACTGCGCCTGCTCCGCGAGGACCCCGAGGTGCAGGGCGCGGTCCTGGCGCTCCTGGCCGGGGCCATCAACGGGCAACAACGCCCCGCCGCACCGCCGACCGAGCGGCAGAAGCCGCAGTGGGTGCGGGATGCCCTGGAAGCGCAGGGTAAGTCGTGAGTATCCGTGCGGGCATCCGTGCTTACTTGTTCGCGGACGGCGCCTACATGGCGCTCCTGCCGGGCGGCCTCTACCCCGACCCGACGCTGACGCTGCCCGATCAGACCGTGATCACGCGGGACGGCACCCCGCAGGCGTTCGATGACTTCGGCGACCTGCGCCCCTGTGGCGCGATCGTGGACGACGGGACGACGCAGTTCGGCCCGCTGCGCGACGCGGGGCAGACGTTCGTCCGGGTGCTGCACTGGCAGCAGGTCGGGCGCGACGCCGTCGAGGCGGCCGATAAGCGCGCCTACACCCTCTTGCAGGGGAGGCGCCTGCTGATCGACGGGCGGTACTGCACGTTCCGCTGGGCGGGGTTCGCCCAATCCAACCTGACCGACCCCAGCCTGCGCGACGCGGCGCTGAGCTGGTCGCGGTGGCAGATAACCCGTTTAGTGGCGTAAGGAGGCGATCGTGAGCTTTGTGACCTACACGCGCGGCGCGGCGCACGCGCAGAGCGACCTGAAGGGCGGCTTCGCCCACATCCTCGGGAAGCGGGACGGCTTCTCGAAGGAGTACATGTTCGGGCGGGGCGACGAGGATATGCTCGCCGACAAGGTGACGTATACCCATGAGGTCGACGGCGACGACCTGGAACTCTTCGAGGACATGATCGACGACGGGCGACTCGAAAAGGATGAGTTCGCGGTGACCGCCGAGGCACCGGAGACGCCGACAGCGAAGCGGCGCATCGCCCGCAAGGCGAAGCGGGCGGCGGCGGCACAGGTGCCGCCCGCGTCCGGCGACGAGGCCGATCCGAGTTCGGTCGCCGGTGCCGCGTCCGTCGCCGAGCGGTAGGGCGACCGATGGGGCAGCAGGACGCGCGCGATAGCGTCACGATCGCCTGCCAGCACTCCACCCACTTCACGGTGGATGCCGGGGCGAGCGGCGTCGCGCGGGTCTACTGCCGCAATAAGCGCTGCAAGATACAGCCCGATGAGATCACGATCCACCACTTCGATCTGACGACCGGGACGCTCCTGGAGACCCGCCGCTACGCCCGCCCATTGCCGGGCGAGCGCCCGAATTTGTAGCGCGTATGAGCGCGACACCCATGAGGGTGTGCAGATGACCTACGGTACCTTGCCCTTCGGGCTGAATAACGCGTGGATCTATCCCCTGAACGGCTCCGATGTCGCGGGCACCGGCGTGCAACTGCCGGTCGGGCGGACGATCGAGGTGGCCCCGAAGGAGGACACCAACCAGCTGACCGGCTACAACGGCGTCGCCGCCAGCAACGTCTCCAAGACCAGCGCCGATGTCACCGTGGAGCACGGCGGCCTCAGCCTGGAGATCCTGGCCGCGCTCACCGGCGGGACCATCGTGACGACCGGGGTCACGCCGAATGCCACCAAGAGCCTGGAGGTCGGGCAGGCGGGCGTGAATCGCCCCTACGTGATGATCGTCGGGCAGGCGCTCGCGGACGATGGCGGCGATGCGCTGACGAAGGTCTGGAAGACGAAGTTCCAGATCCCGACCGGTTCCTTCAAGGAGTCGGAGTACTACGTCACCTCGCTGAAGGGCGAGGCGGTCCGCAACGTCAACGGCAAGCTCCTCCGCTTCATCCAGAACGAGACGGCGGCCACCCTGACGAGCACCGCGACCACCCTGTAGCCACGCGACCGGGCGGGGCGGCGGTTCTGCCGCCCCGGTCGGGCGAACATAAATGACGCGCATCAACGCGAAAGGAGCGTACAGCGCAATGGGAAACACCGGAAACAGCCGCGCCGCACAGTTCCGCCAGCGGGCGCAAGTGTCCCTGGCCCTACCCAGCGGGATCGAGATCGTCACCCGCCGTGCCGACTTCATGAAGCTGATGCAGCTCGGACTCCTCCCCGACAGCCTCAGCGCGATCGTCTCCCAGGCGATCGCCCAGCAAGCCTCTCGCTTCGGCGGCAAGCCGAATGAGACCGGCTCCGCTGCGATGGGCCAGCAGATCACCGATGCCATCCTCAAAGACCCCTCCGGCATGTTCTCCTTGCAGGACGCGATGCTCAAGGCCTGTGGCGTCGATCCGGTCTTCGTCGACAAGGTCACCGACCCCGAGACGCAGGTGGCGATCGAGGACGTGGACCCGCTCGACAAGCAATTCGTTTTCCAGTGGGCGCAAGGGGGTACGGCAGACATCGAGAAGTTTCGTCGTGAACAGCAGCGAGATGTTCCTGCTGGATCAGAAGGCGAAGCGGTACGGGATCAGGCCGGCGCTCCTGCTGCGGATTGACCCCGACGAGGATCCGCTCCTGGCGAACAGCCTGGATAACGCGGCCTATATGTGGGGGGTCTGGATCGAGGGCAAGCTCGGCGAGACCACCGATAAGGGTGCGCAGAAGTACACGCTTGCGCAACTCCTCGACACGCGCGAGGTCGGGGGAGGGCGGCGCTACGCCAGTCCCGGCAGGACCAGAGATCTGTAGGGGGAGTGATGGAACGATGCCCGCGCTGCGGGGAGCCACTCCCCGCCGACGCCTATCTGGGACGCATGAAGCAGGCTTCGGGACGCGAACCCGCCTATCGCCTGCGCCATAAGCGCGCGAGCGGCAGGCGTTGCGTCGCCTATGTCGGCCCGGCCTATCTCCTGGTCCTGCCACCGCGCGAGGAAAGCGGTGCCTCGGTGTTCGCGGCGGCGGATGCGCTCGGCAGGCGCGCGGGGTAGATCGACACCTCAACAGAACTGCTACAATCCCCGCCACCCGGCACAGGTCAGGGTGACGGGGATTCTTTCGGGGCTGGGGGATGGGATGGTCAATCGTGGCGAGTGGCAGCGCCTTTCCGCGATGCGCGAGCGCGAGGCGAAGGTGCTGCTGGACGCGGGCGAGTACGCGGGCGCATACTATCTGTGCGGCTACGCGGTCGAGTGCGCGCTGAAAGCCTGCATTGTGCGCGGTTTGCCGGCAGAGTCGATGCCGGAAAAGAAGGATGTAGACAGGTTTTACACGCATGATCTCGATCAACTGCTGACGCTTGCCAAGTTACGGGACGCATTCCTGACCGATGAGGATCGCAAGATCGACTGGAATATCGTCACGGACTGGAATGAGCGGGCGCGGTACCGCAACGACATCACCGGGGCGCAGGCCGCCAGCTTATATCGCATCTGTACCGAGAGCACGATAGGAGTACTGCCGTGGTTACGAACAGTTTGGTGATCGAGCCGCGCGCGGTCCTGACCCCGTCGATGATCGCGGAGGGCGAGGCGCTGGTGCGCCGGATGATCGAGCGCCCGGCCTCGCAGCTGACGGCGGCGTTCTGGCTGTACCTGGAGGAGCGCAACCGCTGGCGGTTGCACATGGCCTTCCCGGGTGTCGCCGAGGAAGGGGCGCGGGCGGCCTACAAGCTGGTCTACGCGCAATTCCAGGTGATCGCAGGGCACCCGACATACGGCTTCCCGGCGATGGAGTTCACCGACATCGCCGCCATCGACGCGGAGGATCGCCTCGTCCGCGCGCTCCGAAAGATCTACCCCGGTGGCGTGCGCGTGGGCATGGCGAGCGCGCGTCAGATCTGGCTCGACGATCACTACTTCGAGGGCGTGCTGATCTATCTGCTCTGATATTGGCCTGACACAACAACGCCCCCGCACCGCCCTGGTGCCGGGGGCGCTGTTTTCACCGCTCCCGCGCTCACCGACGTCGCCTAAGCCCCAGGAAGCGCGTCTGTGCTCCCGGGGGGGGCATCGCGACCTCGGGTGATGGGACGACCATCGACTCGCGCCAGTGGCAGTAGGCGGCCACCGCCGCCGCGTGCAGGCCGGGGCGCGACGGGTGGCCGTCCGGCAGGCGATCCAGGAGGGCACGCAGATCCTCGAAGAGCGCGTAAGCATCAGCATGGCGGCGGTGCGTGCGGTCGTCCCCGTAGTTCATGTGCCCTCGCGTTGTGCCGTGCTCCCCCCCTCGATGGTGCTGGTGCTACGGAAAGCGGCGGCGTGGAGATCACTGCCCCATCCTCCCACGACGGCTATACTCCCGGCCTTGGCGACAGGGCGGGGAGTTGTTATGTGCAGGCGGAGGTATCTGCACGCGGCATAGCGGCACAAAGCGCGACGCCCCCGGCACCAGAGCGGTGCCGGGGGCGTCCTTGCTGTGCGTCTAGCGCTGTGCGCGGCGGTAGCCCGCCGCCTGCGCCGCGGTCTCGGTGGCGAAACAGTCCTCCGGCTTCGTCTGGTTGTACGATGCGCCACCGGGAACATGATAGATCATGCTGCTCCGGTTGCCCTTGATCGGGTAATCGGCGGGGCAGGCGCTCCCCTGCGGCGCGGCCCGCCCGGACCCTGCGGGCTTGGCCGGGGCGACGGCCAAGGTCGGCGGAGGTGCCGTGGTGCCGGTCGGTGGTGGCGGGGGCGCGCTGATCGGTGTAGGCGCTGGCGTCACCGTGGGTGGCGGCGATGGGGTGGCGGTCGGTTCGAGCGTAGGTGAGGGCGAGGGGGTTGCGGTCGGGGCCAGTGTCGGCGTCGGGGAGGGCGTGGCGGTCGGCGCGAGGGTGGGCGTGGGCGATGGTGTGGCGGTGGCCGTCACGGTGGGACTAGCGACCATAGCAGGGCGCGGCGTCGTGGTCGCCGACGGGACGACGGTCAGACTCGGCACGACAAGGGGGACCGTCATTGTCGCGGGGGCAGCACCGCACCCCACCAGGAACACACAGAGCAGTCCCACCAGAGTTGTGTAGCGCATTTATTCGCCCTCCCCTTATACAAGGCTACTGTATCTGCTATGGCAGGGTGAACTTCGGCTTCGTGTCCTGATTGAACTGGAATGTCAGCCCCGTCGCGCCGGGGGCCACATCGAACGGGATGTAATAGGTGACGCTCACCCCGGGCGGGGTCTGCGACCCGATATTCTGCCCGCCTTTGAAACTGCTGTAGATGATCGCCCCGCCATCGGTTGACGGCCTGTAGGTGATCCCCCCGTCGGCGAGTAACTGGAAGTCGCCCTGATTCACGCCGAAGTTGGTGTTCCCGGTGTTCTTCATATCGAAGATGACCACGACCCATTCCCCGGCGGCGTTGCTCACATTGTTGTACTGCGACCAAGTCAGGGTCTTGCCGGGGTGCTCTACCCGGTTCAATGCCATGTCCCAGTTCTTCACGCTTACCAGCGTGTTGGGCGGGTAAATGCCCTTGGGCGCGGCACTCGCGGGGGCAGCGCTCGCCGCCGTGCTCGGTGCGGTATTGGCTGCGACTGTTGCCGCGCGCGTCGCCGCACCCGTTGGTGGGGATGAAGCGGCGACAGCCGCCGTCGGCGCGGCTGATGCCGTCTTGGTTGCCGCCCCGGTGGTACTCCCGCATGCCATAGCGGGGATCAGGAACACGAGTACTGCGCCGAAACCGAGCCATCTCCGCATTGGCCTGTCCTTTCCCGACTGTCACAATCCTGCGTCGTGCATTATACGCACAATTTCACACAGCCGTGACACATCTTTCCCTTGTTAGGCTAGCTTATTCGTGCTAATCTAGGCGCATACCGCGAGAGCAAACGCGTGCGAGGCTTCGTGCCTTGAGCGGTCCGAGATGCCGGGTATTCCCTCCGGGGAATTACTCGGCATCTTTGTTTGCTTTTGGCGGTGCGTAGTGTCGGTCGATCTCGGTTCGGCCCACGGACAAATCATCCTCGATGCCGATGGCGTCACCCGTGGCGTCAGCCAGGCGGGCGCGTCGCTGCGCCATCTCGAAGGGTTCGCCGCGAGCACCGGGGCACGCTTCGCCTCGTTCGCGGCCGATCTGGCCGTGTTCGCCGTTAAAGCGGGCGGGGCGGTCGCGGCGGGCATGGGCGTGGCGGTCGTCGCCGGGGTCAAAGGCGCGTCCGACCTCCAGCAATCCGTCGCCAACATCTCCTCGATCAAGCCGGAGATCGACGTCTCGCAGGTAACGAGCGCGCTCAACGATCTGAGTACGCGCGTCCCGCAGTCCGCGACGCAGCTCGCCGACAGCCTTTACAACATCTTCTCTTCGGTCGATGTGACCCAGCAGCAAGCGCTCCAACTCGTGCAGCAATTCGCGCAGGGCGCGATCGGCGCGCAGACCGACGCGGAGACGTTCGGCACCGCCATTCTCGGCGTGATGAACGCCTTCGGTCAGTCGGTCGACCAGGCGGGCCACGACGCCGATGTCTTCTTCAACACGATCAATCGCGGCGTCGTCACCGGCCCCGAGCTGGCTGCGGGACTCGGCCCTGTCACCCAGTCGGCCAAGGCAGCCGGGCTCTCCATCGATCAGCTCGGCGGCTTCCTCGCCGGGGTGACGAAAGAGGGCGGCCCGGCTGCGCAGAACATCAACAACCTCAACAACTTCCTCCAGAAGATCACCACGTCCGACGCCCAGAAGGCGCTGAACGGACTCGGCGTCGCCACGGTCAAGGCCGATGGGTCTTTCCGCGAGATCACCGACATCCTCGGCGACCTGAAGCCGCGCCTTGAGGGGATGACCGAGGCGCAGCGCAACAACGCCTTGCAGGCGATCTTCCCAGACGCACAGGCCCGGACTGGCGCGCAGGTGCTCCTCTCCCAGCTCGATTTCGTGAAGGCGTCGATCGCCGAGAACGAGAACGCGGCAGGGTCCGCCCAGCGCGCCTTCACCACGATGGTCGGGACGTTCAAGAACCAGGCCGCGCTGCTCCGCAACACCGTCTCGGCGGACCTGCGGACGGTCGGCGCGGCCATCCTCCCCGTCGCCACCGCGATCACCTCCCAGCTGACCGCCGCGCTTCGCTCGGCGCAACCAGCTATCCAAGCGTTCGCGGTGTTCCTCGCCGCTTTCCTGACCACGCAACTGGCGCGGGTTGGCGCGGCACTGCCCGCCATCATCGACGGGCTGAAGATCTTCGTCGGCGTCTTGCAGGATGTGTTCGGGGCCATCGCCGGTGGCGACTTCGGTCAGGTGCGCGACGACATCACCGAGATCTTCGACGCGGGGCCGGTGCGGACGTTCGCGCTGGAGGTCACGCGCGGGGCGCAACTGATCCGCGACGCCATCCTCACCGCGCGCCAGGCGGCGGCGGGCAACTGGTTCGGCGGTCAGACGGCGGGCATCAGCGCCTTCGTCCGCGATATCGGGCGCTTCACACAGCGCGCGCGCGACGCCTTCCTCACCGTGCGTCAGGTTTTCGATCGCACCTGGGTCACCAGTGCCGAAATTCAGCCGGTCGTGCGCGGCATCGGCGATGTCGCCACGGCGGTGCGGAACCTCGGGGATCGTCTCGGCCCGGCGCTGCAAGGGTTCGGAGCGATCTTCACCCCCACCCGCCTCGCCATCCTTCGCCAGTTCGCGGACGACCTCACTGCCGTCCGTTTCGAGGGCTTGGTCGATGGTATCCGCCTCCTCGGCGATGTGCTACCGCCCGTTATTGCCGCGCTCGGACGCTTGGTCGCGTTTGCGATTGATGGGCTGGGCGCGTTGCAGCGGACCGGCCACGAGTCGGACGTGCTGCGCGTGGCTCTCTTGGCGCTCGGCGGGGTGCTGGCCCTGAACCAGTTCGCGGATTTCGTCGCAGGGGCGAATCGGGCGGGTGGCGCGCTCGCCTCATTCTTCCGCGAGATCACGCGCGGCCCGCGCCTCGTCGTCACCACGATCCGCACAATCTACGAGAGTATCGGGCAGGCGATCAACGGCGCGCTCGTCGCGGGCCGCGTATTCGTGCAGCGGGTCCGTACCGTGTACGAGTCCGTCGGCACGGCGGTCAACACGGTGGGCGGGGCGATCACCCGCACCGTCCGCACGGTCTTCACCTCGGCGCAGGACGCGGCCATCTGGGCGCAGCTCTACGGCGAGCAGGCGGCACAGACGATCACGCGCCAGGTCCGCACGGTCTACGAGGCGCTGCCATCCACACCGAACATCCCCGATATCATCGTCCGCGCCATCCCGCAATTCGACACGAGCGGGATTGGGAGCGCCGGGTTGCCACCGATCAGCGTCCAGGTGCAGCCGCAGATCAGCCCGAATATCGGGCTCGGCAGCATCGGGACCGACATCGGCGTGAAGCTGGCCGAGGGCATCGCCACCGGGATCGGCATTGCGATTGCCAGTGCTCTGGTCGCCTCGGGGGCGTTCGCGGCTATCGGGGCGGCCCTGGTCGCCGCCGCGCCGGAGATCCTCGCTGGGCTGGCGATCGTGGCGGCGGTCGTGGCGATCGGTTTCGCCGCCAACTTCATCGCGCAGTTCGTGGCCGCGTCGGGCGGCATCGGCCCGGCCCTCGCGCGGATCTTCCTCGACGGCATCCCGTTCGCGCTCGGTGCCATCGCCGGTGTCGCGGCGAACGCGGGACTGCAACTGATCAACCTGATCATCCAGGGGCTCCTCCAGGGTGTCCCCGCGCTGATCGGCTTCGTCACCGCCAACTTCCAGGCCATCATCACGACTATCGGCCTGATCTTCGCCCCGCTCCCCACGCTCATCCTCGGCATCGTGCAGCAGATCGGGCCGACGCTGGCTGGCCTCGCTGACACGATCGCCGCCACGGTGGGCGCGACATTCTCGCAAATCGGGGGGATCGTTTCCTCGACGCTCGGCAACCTCGGCAGCATCGCGGCGGAGGCGTTCGGGGCGGTCGTGGGGGCGGTCGGCGGCGCGTTCTCCCAGATCGGGTCTGCGGTCTCGGCGGCGCTCGCGCCGATCGCGGGGATCATCCAGTCGATCATCGCGGGCGATTGGGGCGGGGCGGTCCTCGCCGGGATTCAGGTCATCATCGAGGTCGTCGGCGTCCTGCCGGGGCAGATCGCGGCCATCCTCGGCGAGGGCTTCGGTCAGGTCGTCGGTATCATCGGCGATAGCCTGGGTGCGGCGGCGGGCGCGGTTGAGGCGGCGTTCGGCGCGATCATCTCCACCGTCGCCACGGCGGGCGGTGCGATCGTCCAGTCGGTCGGCGAGGCGTTCTCCCAGGTCGGCTCGACCATCCAGTCGGTCCTCGCGGGGATCGGCGGAGCCATTCAAGAAGCGCTCGGCTCCTTCCTGGCCGGGTTCTCGTCCACCTTCAACGGCGAGTTACCGGGCATCGTCGCCTCCGGAATGGCGCAGGTGTACGGCGCGGTGGTCTCCGGGATCGGGGCCATCGTCGGCCTGATGGGTAGCCTCGGCGGGCAGATGATCGGCGCGCTCGGCGACATCGCCGGTGCGCTCTTCTCCGCCGGCGCGCAGATGATGAACGGTCTGATTGGCGGCATCCAGAGCGCGGCGGGCGGGGTGTTGTCCGTCATCGCCGGGCTAGGGGCAACGATCCGGGGCGCATTCCAAGAGGCGATGAAGATCCAGTCGCCGTCTCGTGTGATGGCCGAGCTGGGCGGCTACGTCGTGCAGGGCCTCGTCGTCGGGATGCAGGCGGCGACGCCGGAGGCTGCGAAGGCGGCGGCGGACGCGGCCAGCGCGGTCTACGGTGCGGTCAAGTCTGGGGTGGAGGCGATCAACAGCCTCGGCACCCTGCGCGCCCCGAACCGCGCACTGATCGTCACCTTCGCCGAGATCACCCGCGACATCGTCACCCGTCTCTCAGGGATCGCGTCATCCTTCGCCGGTCCTGCCCTGGAGGCGGTCGGCAAGTTCGCGTCGACTGCCAATACCATTTTCGGCACCGTCAAGTCCGGTGTGGACGCCTTCGCGGCGCTCCAGGACGTGACCCAGCCGACCGCCGACCAGATCGGGGCGTTCGTCGCGGGGATGCGCGACATCGTCGCATCGCTGATCGCGGCCGCGCGCGACTTCGACGCCGAGGGGCTGGCAGGGGCGGCGGGGCTCGCCGACGCCGCCACGAAGATCCTGGCGCTCGTCAAGCCTGCGGTTGAGGCGTTCGGTATCCTGCCCGGCATCGTGCAACCGACCGGGGAGCAACTGGGCGTCCTGACACAGGGGGTCGCCGACATCGCCCTCTCGATCGTCCGGGCCGCGCGCCTCTTCGACGGCGACGGCCTCGCGGGGGCGTCGTCCCTCGCGGAGGCGGGCGGGAAGATCCTCGCCCTGATCACCCCCGCCGTGGAAGGCTTCGCGCTCCTCCCCAAGGTGATCCAGCCGACCGGGGACCAGCTCGGCGTCTTCACGCAGGGGATCACGGACATCACGCTCTCGCTCGCCCAGGCGTCCCGCCTCTTCACGGCGCAGGGGCTGGCGGGCGCGTCCGGGCTGGCCGACGCGGCGGGCAAGGCGCTCGGCCTGATCGCCCCCGCCGTGGCCGGGTTCAAGGCGCTCCCCGGCATCATGCAGCCGACCGCCGACGAGCTGGGCGTCTTCACCGCCGGGATCGTCGACATCACCCTCTCGCTCGTCAACGCCTCGCGGAACTTCACCGCGCCGGGCCTCGCGGCGGCGACCGGGCTGGCGGACGCGGCGCTGAAGATCGTTGGGCTGATCAAGCCGGCGGTGGATGGGTTCCGCGCGCTGGCGACCGTGACCGCGCCGAGCCAGGCCGGCGTCGCGACCTTCGCGTCCGGGGTGGCGTCTATCACCCGCGCGATTGTGGCCGTCGCGGCGCAGTTCACCGCCGAGGCGCTGACGGGCGCGGGGACGTTCAGCGACACCGCCTCCAAGGTGCTCGGCCTCCTCGGCACGGGGATCACGGCGCTCGGCGCGCTGGCGAAGGACGACGCGGTCCTCGGCGTCGACGGCGGGCGACTCGACCAGTTCGCGGCGAGCCTGCGCCAGTTCGTCGTCACGATCGGCACCCTGGCGCGCACGGTGAGCACCGAACTCGTGCAGTCGGCGGCGGACTTCTCGGACGGGGCGGGCAAGGCGGTCGGGCTGCTGTCCGGCGCGGACGCCTTCGCCAAGCTGCGCGACTTCCAGCCGATCACCGCCGGGGAGATCGACGCCTTCGTCAACGCGGTCGTCCTCTCCATGCAGCGCGTTGCCGAGGGCAGCAAGCGGATCGACGCGGAGAGCGCCAAGGCGGCGGGGACGTTCGCGGAGAGCGCCTCCAAGGTGACGAGCCTGATCGGCTCCGCGATCTCGGCCTTCACCGTCAAGACCAATGTGGACAAGGACGGCAACGCCAAGCAGGCGGATCGGCTGATCACCACGGCGGAGATCGATCAGATCGTGTTCCTGGCGCAGTACGCGGTCGGGCGGCTGGTGGAGGTGGCGCGCGGCTACGACAAGACCGCGCTCGCCGGGCTGTCCGCGTTCGGCGACGCGGCCTCGAAGGGCTTCGGGGCGCTGCAGAACGTCCTCAGCGCCATCCAGACGCCGACGAAAGACAACGGGCCGAAGGAGGGGCAACTGACGCCGCTAGAGGCGATCGACAGCCTGATCGGCCTCTTCAATGAGGGGCTGGGGCGGCTCGGCACCCTGGTCGGGATCGTCGGGCAGTACCGCACCGCCGCGCAGCAGGTCCGCTCCATCATGGTGGAGGCGGGGAACGCGTTCGGGGAGGCGCTCGGCGCGCTGACGCCGCCCACGGGCGTTTCGGCGCAGGCGCTAGCCCTGGCGACCGGCGGCACCTTCACCGTCAACAACATCATCACGCACCGCTTCGAGGGACTCGTCACGCTGAACATGCCCGCCGATGACGGGGCGTTCGTGGCGCGCTCGATCCGCGTCGACGGGCAGAGTCGCCGCGACATCGCCGACCAGATCGCCAATGAACTCATCCTCGCGGGACCGGGAGGGGACTGACGATGGCCTACACGCTCTACAACGCCGACGGCATCACGCCGCTGACCACGCCGCAACCGACCGGGGCGACGTGGGAATCCATACCAAGAGGGGTATACGCAAATGGCATTCAACGAATCGCGTTGGGCAAGAAGGTCGTCTGGACCTTCGGGCAGCCGATCGGCGCCGCGCAGTACCAGCAGCTCGTCGTCGCACGCCAGTCCGGGCGGCAGCAGTTCGTCACATGGAAGCGACCCGAAGGCGCGGTGGCGGGCAGCTATGTCACCGTGACGGGGATCATGCAGGAGACGATCCCCGGCGTGCAGACCGATGGCGGGGATTACACGGGCGTGAGCGTCACGTTCGTGGACGTGCGCGAGGCATAAGGGCGTACCTGCCCCCCGATGTCCGGGGGGCATGAGCAACAGGAGGACACGATGATCCAGGAACGTTCGCGGGGCGATGAAGGGGTGATGGTCGGGGCGCAGGTCGCGCCGCCGCACGAGCAGGCGCGCTGGCACTGCGCCTGGACGATCGAGAAGTGGCACGACAGCGCGGACCACGAGGCCGGGGCCGCGCCCGACGAGGTCTGCCCGGGCGAGGGCAACCTGCTCGTGACGGCGGGAATCACCGCGCTCCTCACCCTCTTGCAGGGTGGCGCCGCAACCGCGTTCAACACGGCCAACGCCTATCTCGGCGTGGGGGATTCGACCACGGCGGCCGCGATCGGGCAGACCGACTTGCAGGCGGCGACCAACAAAGTCAGGCAACTCGTCTCCGGCGCTCCGACCGTCTCCGGCAACGTGGGGACGTGGGTGGCGTCGTTCGGCTCGGCGGTCGCGAACTTCGCGTGGCAGGAGATCGGGCTGTTCAATGCCAGCACGGCGGGGACGATGCTGAACCGCGCCGTGACCTCCTTGGGTACGAAGGCGGCTGGCAGCACCTGGACGCTCACGATGACCATCACAATTTCGTAGTCTGCCGCTATTTCTCTCGCGCGCGCGCCGTTCCTATGGCGCGCGCATTCGTAGTGTAGCGGGGCGCGATGACGTACCAATCCGCCGTGCTAGCCTCGTCCGGCTTGGTCGCCTACTGGAAACTCGACGAGACGAGCGGCACGAGCTTCGCGGACAGCAAGGGGACGTATACCGGGTCGATGGTCGGGTCGGGCTTCACGCTCGGCGTTGCCTCGGCCTATACGGGCATGGGGACGGCGGTCGCGTTCTCTGCCGGGACCGCCGAGATCGATGCGGCGATCGCCTCCGCCGCGATAACCGGCGGCTCGCTCACGATGGCCGCCTGGGTCAACCTGACCAGCACCTCCCCGGCGCAGTTCGGCCACATCTGCGGCTTCCGCGACAACTCCGATTTTTACATGCTGCAACTCGGCAGCACGCTCGAGTGTCGCCTGCGCCCGAGCAACGGGGCGCAGGTGGACCTCACCCCCACGGTCGGGGCGGGCGCGTGGCATCACGTCGTGATGGTCTACGACCAGACCGCAGGGACGTATACCGTCTACGTCGATAAGGCCGCGACGAGCGCGACCGGGGCGACGGGCAGCTTCACCGACGCCACGCAGACGTTCAGCATCGGCGGGCATAACAGCAGCAATCGCCTCGCGGGCAACGTTGACGAGGTGGCGCTCTGGAATCGCGCGCTCTCCGCGACCGAGGTTGCCGCGCTCTACGACGCGGCGAGCGCGACCGCCGTTTCCGGCGCCGATACCGCGACCGGGGCCGACGCGGCGACCACCACCAGCGCGCGTACACAGGCCGACACCGCGACCGCGACCGATGCGAGTGCGTTGTCCTCCGCGCGCACCGTCGCCGACACCGCGACAGGCACGCAAGGATCAAGTCTCAGCACCGCGCGCACGACGACCGACACGGCGACCGGGACGCAAGCGGCGTCGGTGGCGACGGCGTTCGCCGCGAGCGATAGCGCCAGCGGGCTAGATGCGCCCCAGATTACGGCGACTGTAACGGCGGGCAATGCTGCAGTCGCCAGCGACTCTACGCAGATCGCGGCGAACGTGGCGGGGGCCGACGCGGCAGCAGGCGCGGATTCCGGTGTTGTCACCGTGTCCGGCACGGCGGTCCAGGCGAGCGACATCGCGACCGCCGCCGACGCGACGAGCGTATCGACGGCGGCCCTCGGGACAGATACGGCGAGCAGTGCCGACGCCGCGCAGGTCGCCGTCAGCGGCACGGTCGGCGATACGGCGACAGGGGACGACCTCGCGAGCGTCGTCGTGGCGCTCGCGGGCGCTGACGGGGCGAGCGGCGCGGATAGCGCGTCTGTGCAGGTCGTCGGGCTGGCTGTTTCGGCGAGCGATAGCGCGACGGGGGGCGATGCGGCGACGCTGGCGGCCGGGGCGACGATCGCCGATAGCGCCACGATGTCGGACGCCCCGCAACTCGCGACAAGCGCCATCTTCGGTAACGCCGCGAGCGCGGCCGACACCGGCAGCGTGGCCGCAGCGGCACCCCTCGCTGACACCGCCGTGGCGAGCGATGTGGCGACCAGCACCGCCACGGTCAGCGGCGCGGACGGCGCAAACGCGACGGACACGGGCAACGTCGCCGTCACGGGCACCAGCCCGACAGTCGGGGATACCGCCACGGCGGTCGAGTCTGGGACCATCGCTGCGATCATGGCCTACGGCGACGCCGCCACGGGGGCGGATACGCCCGTAGTACTGGCGCAGTCGGTCATCGCGGATGGCGGTGCGGGCAGCGACTCCGCGAGTGTCGTCGTGGATTGGGCTGTCACCGATACCACCCTCGCGAGCGATAGCGTGTCCACGACGAGCACCCGCACCGTCGCGCAAGCCGCCTCGGGTACGGATGCGGGCGCGGCGGGCGCGGTCGCATCCGCCGCGGATGCCGGGGCGGGTGTCGATGGTGCGGTTGTCCTCGTCGCCCACATCGTCGGGGATGGCGCACTGGCGATCGATGCGAACGGCGTGGTGGTCAGTCGTGCGGTGGCCGAGAGCGCCGCCGCGATCGACGTGGCACGTGTCGATGTGATGGCTTTCACGCTCTACCCCAGCGCTATCCCCGCGCGCGCGGACGGGCAGACGCTGATCCTCACCGGGGCGGGCTTCGCGACGACCGACACCGTGCGCCTCGACGGGGACAGCCGCGCGACGACGTACGTGAGCGCGACGACGCTGACCGCCGTGCTGCTGCAACCGGACCTCGCGGCCCCGCAGACGCGCACGGTGACGGTGGCGAAGGCGGGCGGCGCGGTGAGCGGCGCGGCCACCCTGACGATCGGGGCCGCGCCCCCCGTGTTCCCCGCCGCGCCGCCCTGGTTACCGGTCGTCGGGCGAGCCTATGGGAGCGGCACCTACGGTAGCGGTACTTACGGAGGGACGTGATCATGCCACGCAAACCGAGCGTCAGCGGGGACGGGAACGCCTGGGGCCAGGTGCTCAACGATTACCTCGATGTCGCGCACAATCTCGACGGCACGCTGAAAACGGCGCTGATCACCGGGCCACAGGGCATCCCCGGCCCGCCGGGCGGCGGCGCGGGACTCGCTGGCGTCAACACCCCGCAGGCGGTCGCCTATGCCGCCACCATCGCCCCTGCGCTGGCATCCGGCGACATCGTGAAGGTGGGCGCGCTGACCGGGCCGCTGGCGGTTGCGGCACCGACCGGCTACGCGGCGGGGCGGGCGACGCTGACGCTGATCTTGACGCAGGATGCGACCGGGGGGCGCGCGCTGACGTTCGATCCGATCTATCTCGGCGTCCCGACCCTCGCCACCACGGCGAACCTGACCACGGTGCTGATGTTCGCCTCGGACGGCACGAGCTGGTACCTGCGCTCGCTGACGACGATCGCGGGCACGGCTCCGGGAACGCCGCCCGCAACGCCCGTCACGACCTATTACGGCACGCTGCCCTACGAGGGCGCGGACGACAGCGCGTTCTACGCCGCGCTGGTGGCGGCGGGCGCGACGACCTACCCGCTATCGGTCCAGTGGGCGACCACCGAGGCGACCAAAGGCACGTACGACTTCTCGGCGGCGCTCACGAAGAAGAACGCGCTGATCGCGGCGGGGCTGATCCCGGTCCTCGGCCTGCACGCGCACTACTACCCGGCCTGGGTCACGACCGACGGCGCGACGAGCGCCGCCGCGCAGTACAAGAATCAGACGGGGGCGCTCGCCACCGACACCGACGCGAGCGCCAACGTGGTGTTCAGCCAGCAGATACGCGACCGCATCGCCCTGTGGGTCGCGGCGCTGGCGTCCGCGCTCGGCACGACCGGCTGGGCGGCGATCCGCCCGCCCGCGCTGGTCTACGGCGAGTGGTCCTACCCGCACGTCGTCACGAATAACGACTACTGGGCCTACGACGTCTTCGCGCAGGCGACGAGCGCCGTGACGGGGCGGGTCGCCACGGGGCGCATCCCGCTCTGCCCGGTCCCCGGCTGGACTCCCGGCACCGGGACCGCCGCGCAGGCGGGGCAGTTCGCCGACTGGTACATCGACGCCCTGACGGACACGATGCGCTGGTCCTGCGAGACGGTCGTCGCCAGTTTCCCCGGCACGATCCCGATCCTGATGCTGCACCCCTCGTTCGGCACGCGCGACACGCAGTACGCCGATGCCAAGGCGGCGCGGCTGGATGGCACGTCCACCCAGGCGGGCGAGGTCCGGGCGGGCGTGGTCTGGGAGCGCAGCATCCCGGCGATCTGCGCCAGCCCCGGCGGCGGCGTCCCGCTCTCTCGCGTCGTCCACGGCTCATCGTGGGCCGATTGCCCGTATGCGGGCGGCACCGGCGTCGGTTACAACCCCACGCGCGACCCCTATAGCACGGTGACCGCGCTTGCGGCGGCGGCGGGCGCGACGAAGTTCTACATGGAGACGACGGGCGGTGCGGCCAGACAGAATATCGTGCGGGTGTTCGAGCGCGCGCGCCGTCGCCGCCCGTACATGATCATCATGGCGTTTAGCGGGCAATACCTCGGGGCGAGCAACGTCCAGGCGCTCGCGGACCTGCAAGACGCCATCGCGCTCGACAAGCTCTACCCGACGACGGCGCTCGACGCCGCGATCCTGTTCCATGCCATGAATATCCACGCCGCACAGCGCAAGGCCGATCAGTGGGGCGTGCGGTTGCTGATCGGCGAGCACGGCGTCGCCAACAACGGCACCTGGAATGGCCTGTTCGATCGGACCTACACGCTGTTCGATGACCATAACGATCACGTCACCGCGTGGGCCTCGTTCCTCGACACCAGCAACCCGCTCGCCATCTACAAGGCGTCATCGAGCGGCTTCAAGACCGATACGGCCACGACGTTGGCGACCGTGGTCGAGGCGCACCCCGACACGACCGCACGGCGACGCGGCGTCAACCTCTCCGGGGCGGAGGGCGGCTTCGACCGCAACGCCACCACGGCCAACAGCATGAGCAATTTCAATCCCGGCGTGCGCGGCACCGACTACGCCTACCCCGCCAGCGCCGACATCGCCTACCTCGCGGGGCGGGGCGTGAAGGTCGCGCGCTTGCCGTTCGTCGCGGAACGCCTGTTCACCGACCAGACCGGCGCGACCTTCCGCACGGCGGAGCAGGCGGCGCTCGGCGCGGTGCTCGACGCGTGCGCCGCGAACGGGATCGCGGTCATCCTCGACATGCACAATTACGGGCGTTTCCGCTACGCGCCCGACGCGACGACGGCGGTCAGTATCCGCACCCTCGGCACCGGCTGGACGGCGGCGCAGCACAACGCGATGTGGGTGGCGATCGCCAACTGGCTCGCGGGCGGGGCGACGAGCCGCGCGAACGCGGTGCTCGGCTACAGCCACAACGAGCCGTACAACCTCGGCAGCACGACCGGCGCGTTCACCCCGACCGTCTCCGACACCTTCGACAGCACCGTGCAGGGCTGGAGCGTCGGCGGCGCGGGGGGCGCGGCCTCCTGGCAGGCGGGCGGCTTCCTCCGCGTGACGCGCACGATGGGCGCGACCGTCAACGCGACCGAGACGATCCAGGCCGAGCGCGGCAACCGGGGCGACACCGGGACGACGCCGGGGGCCGGCTTCCAGGCGAGCATCAAGCGGATCGATACCAGCGGCGGGAGCGCGCAGGCCAAGCTCCAATACCAGGACGCGGGCTATGGCGCGGTGGACCTCGGCGGGAATGTCGCCGTGACGGGGGCGGCGATCGCCGCGCTCGCCGGGAATGGCACCATCCCGGCCACCGCGCGCAACCAATTCATCGCGATCACGATCACCAATCCGGTCGCCAACGCCACCTACACGTTCGACATCGACTACTGGCAGCAGGGGTCGGTGACGGGCGGCGGCTCGATCCACGAGTCGGTATTCGCGTCCTGGGTCACGGCGGTCCAGGCGGTCGATAGCGTGCGGACGCTCTACGTCCCCGCCGCCGAGTACAGCAGCCTCAGCGGGCTCGGGGTCAACCATCCGGGCGCGACGCCCTTCTTCACGGTCAACGCGCGCACAGTGCTGGAACTGCACTCCTACTACGATTTGACCGGCAGCCAGTACAGCGGCACTTACAGCGGGACGTATCTCGCCACGCGCGACTACGCGGGAGGCTATCAGTGATGGGTCCGCTGACCGCCGCCAGCCATCGCGCGTACCGCCTCAGCACGCGACAGATCGCCATGCTGTGCCGCGCCGCCGAGGGCTGGACCAACCCCATGATCGCGCGGGAGTGGGGCTTGTCCCCTATCACGGTGCGGCAGGATCTGAGCGTGGCGTACCGGACGCTCGGCGTCAACGACCGCACCGCCGCCGTGGTGGCGCTGGTGATCGCGGCGCTGCGCGACGTGGCGTGCGAGCGGGGGGTGGCGCGATGAGCGGCACACTGACCGGCACTGTACTTGCTGCGGCGGTCGATCTTGCGACCGCCGTGCAGGACGGGCACGAGATCGCCTTCTATCTCTCCAACCTCCCGCGCGGCGAACTGGACGAGGCGGCGATCGTCGCGGGCTGGCTGCCCGGCGCGGGGTGGACCGATGTGACCGGGGAGATCCTGCTGTCGGCGGGGGCGGAGGTGGCGCACGACGGCGTCGGCCACACTATCACCTTCACCGTCGCCGACGAGTCGCGCACGCGCTACGCGGACGATCTCGCCATCGCCGTGATCGCACGGCACTGGTTCCCGTCAGCGGCGGCGTGGGGCGGGTATCACCTGATTGCCTGGGGCTACCTCGACGGGAGCGACCGGCAACGCCTCGGGCAGGGCCTCGACCAGACCGGCCAGCGCACGGCCACCTACGCCGGGTATTGGGGCAAGGCGCGCGTCCCGGCGGTGCGGCTGGGCCGGCGAAACCTCGCGACCTCGGCGACGGTCGCCGCCTCGTCGCCCGCCCTGGCGACGCCCGCCGCCGAGTCGCCGGTCGAGTACGTCAGCCAGGACGATTGCGCGGCGCAGAAGCTGATCGACGGGAACGCCGACACCGTGGCGGTCGCGGACGTGATCGCCGATCCCGCGCAGCCCGCCATCGGCGATACCAGCTGGCCCCGCTTCCTGCGCGTCTACGGCCCGCAGCAGCGCGGCGTGGCGGTCGGCGGGGAGCCGCGCTTCGTCGAGGTCTGGTTCGGGCACAACGCGACCTCGTGGGGCGGCTTCGATTCGCCGGGCGCGGTGCCCTCCCTCGGCCCCGACTCCGGCAACAACGTCCGCAACGACGGCCAGGTGATCAGCAGTATCGTCGGCAGCAAGTACGTGGTGCGCGCGCTGGCGCAGGGGAGCACCACGACGAACGGCGTGCAATGGAATCTGGCGATCGGGCAGTACGGCATCCCGGTCAAGGTGGTCTTCCGGGTCAAGGCGGGCAGCACGGCGAGTATCGGACGATCGATGATGTTCTCCTGGCAGATCTATCAGGGGAGCCGCACCGACACCGCGATCGTCCTGACCGATACCTTCACGGAATGGTCGTTCGATATCGACCTCGCCGCGACGAGCGATCTGCTGGTGCTGGCCTTCCAGAGCGGGCGCGGCGAGGTGCTGTCGCAGGATCTGTACTTCGAGATCGACAGCCTCGCGGTGTGGCAGGGCTACGACGATCTGCACCATGCCACGCTCAACGGCTACCAGAAGCTCTTCCTCTGCTGGGACAACGGGGCGGGGGTCGAGCGGAATCAGCGCGTCGCCTTCGGGTTGATCCCCGGCGAGCAGTGGACGATCCCCCCGCTCGGCAGCGTCGTCTTCTGCGACGACATCCCGACCTTCAAGGCGAAGTTCGGGGACACCGGCAAGACGCTCTTCCAGATGAAGGCCGACAACGCCGCCTGGTTCTTCGCGCCCGGCGTGGGGCGGCTGAAACTCGCCTACGGCACGAACCCGAGCCTGACCGACTACGACGATCCGGGCCTCGTCACGGCGGGCGCGGGCGCGGAGATCGACTTCGCGGCGGCGAATGGCGGCGTCCCCTGGCTCCCGACGCAGGCGCTCAGTCGCAACGCCGCGCCGGTCGGCACGAGCACCATGACCGTCGAGGATTTCCCCCACCTGGGCCTCCTGCCGGGCGCGTATGGCGCGGCGTACTGGTGGCTCGACCTGGGCGCGTACACCGCGCTGAAGCTCACCATGCCGGTCCCCGCAGGCGCGACGACGCTGCCGGTGGACAATATCGACGCCTACACCGCCCAGGGCTTCGCCACGGTGATGCCCGCGAACGGGCGCGTCTGGTGGATCGGCAAGACCGAAGACTCCTTGATCCTGCACGACCCGTTGCAAGCGGCGCACGCGGCGGGGGATGCCGTGATCCCGGACGGCTGGGGCGGCTCGTTGCAGAACAACGGCACGAAACAGACCGGCTGGAATATCGACACGATCGAGATCCGCCGCAAGCCGGGGACGCCGCTGATCCTGGCGGGCGCGGTCCTCACCTCCAACCAGCTCGGGCCGGGCAACCCGAGCACGGGCGGCGCGAAGTGGGAGAACCACCCCGACTGGCGGCTGGTGCAGCGCTTCGCCGACCGGCAGGGCAACCCCGACGTGATCACGATGACGCTGCCGGAGGGGATCCGCGAGGCGCGGCACGTCCTCGTCGTCGTCGATCGCATGGATCGCTATCGGGGCCAGCCGCAGCGGGCGAAAATCAACGAGGTCGTGATCCGGGAGGCGGCGCTGGCCGGGTCGCAGGGCGGCGGCTGGTCGGGGCGGAATGCCGGCGACCTGGGCGGCGTGCTCGGCTACCTGCTGCGCGCCTACGGCGACATGCCCGCGAGCAAGGTCGCGCTGGCGACCGGAGCGGACGGTTACACCCCGATCGGGACGCCGCCCATCGGCGACCTGCCGATCGCGCCGACGAGCCTGCAACAGGCGGTGCAGACGGTCGCCGCGTCCGGGCTGCTGGCGGTGCGCCTGGACAGCGCCAACGTCGCGACCATCGACGCCGACCCCGCGTCGCCCGCCTACACCGCCACCGCGCCGGTGTGGACGCTGACGCTCGACAACCTTCTCGGCGACGTCTCCCTGACCTGGACGACCGCGCATCAGGTCGCGCAGGTGAAGGTCACGGCGCGCGAGACGGCGAGCCTACGGACCTACGCCGTGGCCTATCCACGGCGGCCGGCGCGCCTCGGGTCGGTGACAGAGATCCGCGACGTGACCGTGCGGAGCGCCTTCGACGTGTACCCGCTCGCCGAGGCGGCGTACCGGAAGGGCAATGCGCGGCGGCAATTGAGCGCGACCACCGGGGCGCTGCCGTTCCTCCAGGCGGGGCAACGCTTCCTGCTCGATCTCGGCGAGATCGACGCGGGCGGCAACGCGATCGGCGTCAACTTCGTGATCGCGAACTATGCGATCAAGCTCGGCGTGGACGATGGCGGCGTCTCGTGGGACTGCTCCATCAGCCTCAACGAATTGCCACTGTAAGGGGTAGGGATGAGCGGCAACGGCGGGATGCGCGGCTTCTGGCAGGCGCTCACCAACCACACCGATAGTAAGTACCAGGGCGCGCAGTCCTCGGCCACGCTGATCGTCACGCGCATCGACAAGGACAGCAATGGCGGCGTCCTCGCGGCCTATGGCACGCTGCAAGGGGAGGGCGATACCGAGTTTTATATGCCGCTGCGCGGGGCGAGCGCCGCCGTGGGCGATCACCTGCTCGGCACCTATCCGACGAATAACCCCGCCGGGGGCGAGCTCACCTACGTGCGCCATGTCTTCAGCAACGACCCGGCGGCGGGGCTGCTCGTGCCGGATGCGGACCTCCCCTCGCCGCAGTTCGCCACGGTGCCGTTCACCAGCGCCCTGGACGCCTCGACCGGCGGGATCAGCGCGTATATGGTGATCTACTTCATCGAGGTCGAGGCGCGCTACCAGCCGAGCGGCTACACGATCAGCTATCGCCCGTCGGGCGGCGACTGGACCGATCAGGCGGTGCCGAGCGGCGTCACGCAAGCACGGCTGTCCGCGCCGTTCCCGCCGGGCACCTACGTGGACGTAAAGCTGCGCGCGCGCTACAACTGGGCCTCGGCGGAGAGCATCCCGACCGATCCGCGCACTTTCCGTGCGGCGCTGGACGACATCACGCCGGGCGACGCGACCGCCGTGATCGTGGAGACGAACACGCCGGGCGGGCTCAACATCTTCGCGGAGGGCACGCTCGACCCCGCGCATTTCGATCACTGGCGGTACGCGATCGCTACCAGCGGCGGTGGGGCGGGGCTGACGATACGGGACGGCAATAGCCCGTACTTCTTCACCGGGGCGAGCGCGGACTACTACGTCGCCGCCAGCCCGGTGAGCAAGAGCGGCGTGGTCGGCGGGCGCTACCCCGGCGTCGGCTACGCGGGGCCGTTCCGGCTCAACAACCCGGCGCAACCGCTCGACACCACGCCGCCGCCGGATTGGACCAGCGCGCCCGCCCTGGCGATGCAGCGGGTCGTGACCAACAACAACGGCGAGCAGGCGCAACTGACCATCACCCTCCCCACGTACCCCTACCCCGCCGACTACGCCGAGACGCTGGTCTACGTCGTCACCAATACGAACACGCAGGCTCCGACACAGCGCATCGCCCCAGGCGTCGGGAGTACGACGCTCTTTGTGCCGTTCGGCACGGTCAGCGTGACATTGCGCGGGCTGGACAAGGCGGGGAACCTCAGCGCCAATCCCTCGCCCGCTGCGACCGCCGCGCTGCAACCGAGCGGGGCACCGCAGATCGCCCCGACGCTGGTTGTAAGCACCTTCGCGCTGGCGATCAAACTGGACTGGAACGTGGTCCCCTATGCGCTGGCCTACGAGGTACAGCGCGCGCCCAACGTGAACGGGGCACCGGGGACGTTCGTGGACTTCGCCTCGCTCGACGCGCGCATGTACCTCGATACGCTGGTCAACGAGACGGTGGTGCTGCCGAGCTACTGGTATCAGGTGCGCGCGATCAACGCGCTCGGCAGCGGTCCGTACTCGGCCTACAAGCAGGGCTTCGCGGGCGCGGTGGACGCGCGCAACTTGCGCTTGCAGTCCGTCACGGCGGCGCAGATCGCCGCCGATGCCATCGCGGCCAACAATATCCAGGCGGGCGCGATTACGGCGGGGAAGCTCGCGGCGGACCTCGTGATCGCCTCGAATATCCGCACGGCCAATAGCGGTGCGCGCGTCGAGATACACGGGCTGAAACCCGGCGAACCGAACCCGAACCAGATCAGGATGATCGATAACGGGGAAGTGCTGCGCGCGATCCTCAACGGGACCGGGCTGTATTACTACAACAACGCGGGCAGCGTGCGCGCGCAGATCGACGGCCAGGGTGTGACCGCCTACGCACCGGGCGGACTGATCACGCTTGGTGACGTGAATAACGACGGTCTGCTCCTGGGTTCACCGGGATTCTCTGTTGCGCCGGGACAAGTCACGCACTGGCTGCTCGGGGCCGGCAATGTCGGGGTGTACCCGGTGCGCTATCACCTATCGGGCGGGGTCAACTTCTTCACCCTGCAACGCTACGACGACACGACGATGGTCTACGACCCGTCGATGGGCGGGGCGCGGATCGGCTATCGCGCCACCCAACTCGGCTTCGGCGGGGCGGGCGGAGCGCTCGACGCGTTCATCGCGAGAAGTTCGGCGGGGGTGATCGACGTCATCGGTTCAATCCGCGCCGGGGACGGCGGCGCATACGTTACCAAGTTGCAACACACCACCGCGAACGCGCATCTCGACTGGTCGGCGGGTGGGGCCTACATCGGCTGGTTCAACAACCCGGCGCAGCAGGTTATCGTCGGCAACGGGGCGCAGGGCTACGGCCCGATCGCGGCCAGCGCGTTCAACGTCAACTCGACCACGCAGGACAAACAGAACATCGCAGACCCGTCTGGCATGTGGGCGAAGCTAGCCCAACTGCGCCCGCGCGCCTATCAACTCAAGTCTGACCCGACCGTGACGCGCTACGGTTTCGTGGCCGAAGAGGTCGCGGCGATCATGCCCGAGTTGGTGACGAAGCTCCCCGCCGCGCCCTACGCGGGTCCAGTTGCGCCCGAACTGTTGCCGCAAACAACGCCCGCGCTCGACGTATACGGGCTGGTGACGGCGGTCGCGGCGGGCCTAGTGGAGGCGGCGAAGGGGGCGACGGCGACGATCGCGGCGCAGGCCGCGACCATCCAGGGCCAGGGGACCAAGCTCGGCCAGGCGCAGGCGCGGCTCACGGCGCTGGAGGCGACGGTCGCGGACCTCGCGGCGCGTCTGGCGGCGGTCGAGGCGGCACTGGCGAAGGTGCCGGGATCGGGTTTCGTCGCGCCGAAGGTGACAGGATGAGCGCGATGGGCGATGCGTTGCCGACCTGCCCGCTCTGCGGCGCGGCGTGGCGACCGGGCGTGGACCGCTGGGTCGCGCTGCGGGCACTGGCCGGGTGCAAACCCGCGCGTGGGTGGGTCCATCTCGCGCCGTGCCGGGGCAAGCGGTATCGGCGCACCTGCACCTACGCCGATGGGATGCCGATTGTGCCGGAGGATGCGCGCCCGGTGGCGCTGGGCCGGGCGGACGGGCACAGGGCGGCGTAGGCGGTCACACGAGGCGACGCAGACAGGCGACACCCCCCGGCCATCAGGGCGCGGGGGGTGTCGCGCGTGGGCGACCACCCTGGCTACGTTTCGGTGTGGCGCGGTATAGCTCAACCTCGCGCCGTGTGACCTGCCAGACGCGGCTAAACTTCTTGCCATGCAACCGGCCCGCGATCAGCGCCCGTCGCACGCTGCCCTCATCCATGCCGAGCAGTGCGGCGGCTTCGGCGACGGTTAGATAGTCCGGCATCGCGCCTCCCTTTTCGCCAGCGTTAGGATGCCATTGCTTGCTACGTCCACCTTGCGTTGGGGGCGGGGGTTACTTGGCATAGCTTTCGATGATCATCTGTGCGTGCTCCTGGCGCTCGTTGGCCCGCTTGTCGGCGGCGGCCAGCGTATCGGGGGAAAACCCACCCGCCTCGACCCACACGCCAGGCGTTGAGTTCGCCGACGCGGCAAGTTGCTGTCCTTCCGGCGAAGTCTGCGCCCAGTTGAGGAGGAAAGCCAACTGTTCGTCCGTCACGCCCGGGACTCCCGCCACTACCTTCTTCATTGCCTTGTCTCCTCGCTCTCGGGTCGCTTTGTGCGGCCCTTTCATGTATCTACTATAACACGTTATCGTGTAATGTCAATAGGCACGACCGGGCAATATTCTTCTCATAAAGAGCTTGACAAGACGCACGTTATCGTGTATTCTAATTACATGAAGAGCGGCGCACCCCACCAAGAGTAACGCCGCTCATAGCCCGCAAGGACCAAGGAGACTGTACCATGACTACCACCCAGATCGCCCGCCCCGCCCTCCGCTTCCTCTCCGCCGACACCACCACCGGGATCGTCGCCTACGCCGTGGCGAGCCAGCACGACGCCAGCCGCACCAACATCATCAGCATGGATACCACGAACGGCGCGACCTTCTGCACCTGCCGCGCGAGCGAGTGCAATCATGGTTGCTGGCACGAAGCGGCGATTGTCGCCGCCTGGGACGCCGAGCAGGCGCGGCAAGAGGTGGTGTGGCTCACCGACGCGCAGCTCGTCCGCTACGGCACGAAGGCGGCGCACATGGTCAACACCTACACCGCGCGCATCGGGCGCAGCCGCCTCGCGGATCGGGTGGCGCTGCTGGTGGCGCGCGGCGAGTATCGGCGGCGGCGCGCGCTCGGTCTGATCGAGATGCCGGTCGCCGTCGCGCTGGCGGCGTAGCCATGAACAAGCCTGCACCCTTCACCAACGCCGACGCGATCACCATCCTGGGGCGCGAGCGACTGATCGAACTCAGCGCGCAGACCGGCCAGCCTTTCGGGATCGTGGTCCGCACGATCGTCCGCGCCGTGTGTGACGAGCACATGCGCCGCCGTTATCTCTCCTACGCCGTTCGCAACTGGGACGGCGCGGGTATTCTCCGGCTCGCCGAACTGCTGTACGACTACGGCTTTGACGACTAGACACACACGCGGGGCGCTCCGACCGGCGAGCGCCCCGGCTGGACAGGGAAAAGAGCAGAGCATGGGCAGCGCCGAATACCCGGAGGACGCCGATATCCACGCTGAGGAGCAGTGGGAAACAGAGGGCGGACGGTACGGACATCGGGAGTACCGCCATGCCGACGGCACCGGCTGGCACGAGTATTGGGGCACGCGGATCGAGTCGTGGGAGACGCGCGTGTTTGGGACATTAGATGAGGCCCGGCGCTACGTCAACAGCCGCGCCGATCCCGACTGAACGACGGCGCACACAGCGTGCGCCCGAGAATTGACGTTCCGGATATATAGTCGTATTCTTGCCATAACGGAATACATAGCGCTGCGTGAGACAAGAGGCGCTGGGACGGCTGCGGGTGCGGCTGTGTCAGCGCCTTTGTTGTATTTGGCGCAGGAACGGGAGCGGCGATGGTAGGGCGGCGCTACGTGGCGGTGATGTGATCGATGGGACAGGACGTATTCGCAACGATTGTCGGTGGTGGCACGGCAGGGCTGATCACTTTCCTGCTCGCCGCCCTGCTGGGCGTGATGAAAGGGTGGTGGACGCCGGGTTATCTCTATCGCGCGTTGGAAGTCAAGCTCGCGCGCTACGAGGAAATGGCCTACAAGGCGATGACGCTGGCGGAACGCGCGTCGAAGGACGGTGCGGGATGATGCACTGGCTCGTCTGGTTGCTCGACTCTCTGGGTATCGCCCGCGACCCGTCGCGGCGGCTGGCAGTCCACGACGAACCAGAGCGCGACCTGGCGCGGCGACTGGCGGCACTGGACGCGACGATCGGGGCGCAGCAGCGCCGCAAGGCGAAAGAGGAGTACGACCGTGTACATTGACTTGATCGAGACGGTCAGCCCGCCCGAAGTCCTCTGGACGCTGACCGGGGTGCTGGCGCTCTGCATCAATCTCTGGCTCCTGCGCGACGTGCAGCTCGACGCGCGCGCGCTCGACCGGCGGGGGCAGGACGGGGCGAAGAAAATCGCGGTGCGGACGGCCATCGGCATCCAGGCGGGCCTCACCGCCCCCCAGGTGATCGCGGTGGTGATCGGGGTGATCTCGATGCTCACCCCGCCGGACAACCCCGCCGCGCCAGTGACGCCACTGCTCGTCGTCGTGACGGTCGGTATCGTCACGATCGAGGCCCTCCTCACCCTGGTGGCGCTGTTCACGCGGGTTCGCCGCACGCAACTCCTCGACTACCTGGAGAGCGGCGGGCGGGACGTGAACGGATCACAACACGCCGAGACGATGGCGGAGTTGAGCCACAACACGGATGTCTCCACGGAGGCGCGCGACGCGGCGCAGCAGACCCACGACGAGTTGACGACGGCGCTCCGCGAGAACACGGCGGTGACGATCGAGGCGCGCGACGAGGGGAAGAAACCGCCCCATGCCGATCGGGAGGGGGACCGATGAGCACGCCCATGCCGACCATACCGCACCATGATTACGTCTACCGGGCGTCCCTGGTTTCCTGTCACGATGCGGACACCCAAACATATGTTCTCGACCTTGGTTTCAATGTGCGCGTCAGGGTCAATATCCGCGTCCTCGGGATCAACGCGCCCGAACTCGCCACGTCGGAGGGCAAGGTGGCGCAGCAAGCGGCGCTCTCCTGGCTGATGGCGGCGGGAGCGGCGGAATGGCCGTTCGTGATCGCCAGCCAGAAGGCGGCCACGCCGATCGGCCCGGACAAATTCGGCGGGCGCTGGCTCGCCCAGGTGTGGCGGCAGAGCGACGGGCAGGAGCTGGGCGCGGCGCTGATCGCGGCGGGGCAAGCCGTGGCGTGGAGCGGGACAGGGCCGAAGCCGGTACCGACACCGACAGGAGCGACAGCATGAGCATCCAGACACACGGACTAGGCCGCATCGCAAAAACCGACGAGGGGGACGCGAACTATCCCCTTCGGGCGCTCCTCGCGCCCGCCCCCGCCCTGCCGACAAGCAAGTATTGGCGAACCGGCCCGATCTTGGACCAGCAGCAGACACCGATGTGCGTGGGGTTCTCCACTCGCCAGTGGCTCACATCATGGCCGGTGCCGGACAAGGGCGGCCCGAGCGCGCAGGACATCTATCGCGGCGCGCAGCTGAACGACGGCACGGCGGGCGAGAACTACGACGGCACGGACGATCGCGGCGCGATGAAGTTTCTGCAAGTGCTCGGCTACGTCTCCGCCTATCACTGGACCGCCAACGCCGACGAGGCCGCGACCTACGTGCTCACGCAGGGAACGTGCCTGATCGGGATCGACTGGTACGAGGGGATGTTTACCCCGGACGTGCATGGGGTGATCCGTCCGACCGGCGAGGTTGCGGGGGGGCACGAACTGCTGATCGTCGGCTACAACCGGACGCGCGGCCTGTTCCGGCTGTGCAACTCGTGGTCGAAGAACTGGGGACAGGCGGGTAAATGCTGGCTGGCCGGTGAGGACTTGCAGCGCCTGATCGACGCGGGCGGCGACGTCTGCGCGCCCGTGCAATCCCGCCCCGCCCAGGCGGTGACGCCATGACACTCGCCGATACCGCGATCCTCAACGGCACGCCGTCCGCGACCGAGGCGCAGGGCCGCGCCTATCTGCTCGCCACCAACGCGGCGCACGCGCGGGTGCGCGGGATAGCGCCGCTCACCGCAACCGAGGCGACCACGATCGCGGCGGCGTACTGGCGGATCGGCGCGCGATACGGGATCGATCCGGTCCCCGCGCTGGCGCAATCCATCCACGAGACGGCGGGATACACGTTCGGCAATCAGGTCAGCGCCGCTCAAAAGAACCCGGCGGGACTCGGCGCGACGAACGACGGCGCGGCGGGGGGCGGGTGGCGCGACTGGCCGCACGGGATTGAGGCGCACTATATCCACCTCCTGTGCTGGTGTGGCGACCCGCGCGGCGACGGCGATTATCGCTTCGACGCGGTGCGCGCCGGGATCATACGGCTCGGCAAGGCGACCACCTGGCGGAGCCTCGGCGGGCGCTGGGCGGTACCGGGCGTCGGGTACGGGGACGCGATCGAGAAACACTGGCAGGGCATCGTGGCGGCGCAGGCCGCGAAGGGAGGCACCATCGTGACGCCGCAGATCATCGACGTGAGAAGCCTGCTGCCGACCAATCCGAGCGGGGGCCAGGCGGGGCAGCCGGGCTATATGGGCTTCCCGGCGCTCTACGGTCCCAAGCGGGGCATCATCGTCCACTACAACGGCCCGGCGGTGAATCGCGCCTACGACCCGCTCCAGGCGCTGAGGGACGACGCGGCCTATCACATCGGGCCCTACCTCGGCGAGGGCGGCATCGCCTACCACTACGACATCGGCAACGACGCGAGGATCCGCCTGTGCCGCGACCCGCGCGCGGTCCTGTGGCACTGCAAGTCGTGGCCGGAGAACGGGGCGTGGTACTCCGTCCACGTCATGATCGGGGACGGCCAGCGCGCCACGTCGGCGCAGTTGCAGGCGCTCGCGCAGTTGTGCCTCTATCTGGCCGAGCGCGACGGGTTCGACGACGGCAACGTGCAGGGGCATCAGGAGGTGAGCGCGACGAGTTGCCCCGGTTCCCTGATGGGCGACTTCGTGCTCCCCTGGCGGGCGGGGACGTTCCCGCTCGCGGCAGGCACGAGCGGCAAGGTGGAGGTGATCCCGGTGAGCAACTACGTGAAGTTCCCGGAGACGGGCAAGGGCATCATGAACGGCTTCCGCGACTACTGGGAGAGCCAGGGCGGGCTGCGCCACTTCGGCCTGCCCCTCACCGATGAGTTCGAGGAGGTCTGCGCGGACGGCGTGAAGCGCGTCGTGCAGTATTTCGAGCGCGCCGTCTTCGAGTGGCACCCGGACGCGCCTGCAGGCTACACGATCCAGGAGCGGCGCAGCGGGGCGCTCCTGGCGGTGGCGGCGGGGCTGCACGGCGCGGGGATCGACTGATGGACGTGCGGAGCAAGGGCAAACCAACCCAACTCGACAAGCCCGAGCCGCTGCCTTGCCTGCTCGGCATCGATCCCGAGACCGGCTATCTCGCGTTCGCGCGCTTCGACGTGCAACACACCAAGGCGGTGCAGGTGTGGCACCAGCGCGACGGCTGGCTGCCCGCCGTGAAGTGGCCCGCGACCGTCTCGCCCGAAGGGGGCTGGATCGGCTACATCCATGATCGCCATTACAAGGTCGTGACGACCGACTGGTATACCGGCGAATCGATCCTGCTCGACCTGGGAGAGGTGCCACGATGATGGGCAAGATCAAGGCGCTGATCGTCGGCATCGCCCACGACCCGCAATTCGTCGGCGCGGCGCGGGCCTTCGCCTTCTACGTCCTGCCGATCCTCGCCTCGCTCCTGGTGGGCTGGCTGTCGGGCATCACCGACCCCAAGTGGCTCGGCGTCCCGCTCGCGGCCATCCCGTTCATCCGGGCGCTGGAAGGCGCATTGGACCGCGTGCTGAAGAGTACGCAGAACGACACCTACCCGCAGCCGCCCGCCGGGGCCGGCCCCACCCCCTAGCCTACTTCACCTCTCCCCTCTTCCCCCTTCCCCCACACCTTGCCCCGCGCGTCGGCTTCGGTCGACGCGCGGGGTTCTTGGGAGAATTGGGCTGTACGTAGGGCTTGTGTCCGCGATCGGCGCACCGTACACTGAATGTCCCTATGTGAGTTTTGTCGCGCCACGACAAAGGATGTACGCCCATGAGCAGGAACTACCTCTACTACGGGGACAATCTGCCCATCCTGCGGCGCTACATTGACGATGAATCGGTCGACCTCATCTATATCGATCCGCCGTTCAACTCCAATGCCAGCTACAACATCCTCTTCAAGGGGCAGGACGGCAATCGGGCCGCCGCGCAGATCAAGGCATTCACCGATACGTGGCGGTGGGATCAGGGCGCGAGCGAAGCATACGACGAACTGCTGGCCTATGGTGACAAGGTGGCCGAAGCCATACGTGCCTTCCGTATGCTCCTAGGCGAATCCGACATGCTCGCATATCTTGCCATGATGGCCCCGCGACTGATCGAGTTGCACCGTGTACTGAAGCCGACCGGCTCGTTGTACCTGCACTGCGATCCAGCCGCTAGTCATTATCTCAAGATTATTCTCGATGCACTGTTTGGCACCCAGCAGTTTCGTAACGAAATCGTGTGGGGTCGCACGAACGCTCGTAGCACCGATGGTCGATGGCCGCGCATCCATGATCGCCTACTTTTCTATACGAAGTCGGATGAATTCTTCTTTCGCGCGACGAAGGTTCCCGCGCGTATCGATAAGCTGCCACATACACTCATCATCGGACCAGATGGGCTGAAATATCAGACCTACGAACTCACCGCACCAGGTATCACCCAAGACGGTGCGAGCGGCAAACCATGGCGCGGCTTCGCTGTTTCCGAGATGGGCCGTCACTGGGCTAATCAGCAAAGTGTCATGGAGGACTGGGACGCTGATGGTTTGATTCACTGGCCGCAGAAAGGCGGCTTTCCAAGACGACGCGCCGAAGGGCCGTTCAATCCATCGGCACGGGAGGTTACCGTCGGTGACGTGTGGGTGGACATCGACCGCCTGAACCAAACCGCGAAAGAACGCCTCGGTTACCCGACACAGAAGCCCGAGGCCTTATTGGAACGGATAATCAGCGCGAGTACGCGCCCTGACGACGTCATTCTGGATGCATTCTGCGGCTGCGGCACGGCAGTTGCAGCCGCGCAGGCACTTGGTCGACGCTGGATCGGCGTCGACATCACCTATGCGGCGATCCAGGTCATCAGAAACCGACTCGACGACAAGTTCGGCTCTGGCACGGCACCAAAGCCGATCGGGGAGCCCGAGTCGGCAGACGACGCCGCCGAACTGGCGAAGAGCGATCGTTACCAGTTCCAATGGTGGGCACTCGGCCGCGTCGGTGCCCGTCCTTCCGATGAGAAGAAGGGCGCTGATCAAGGCATCGATGGCCGGCTTTTCTTCGATGACGAAGGGGGCGGCCTCACCAAGCAGGTGATCATCTCGGTAAAGTCGGGGCCGATTCCCGCCAACCACGTCCGCGAGTTGCGCGGCGTCATCGAGCGCGAGCAGGCGGCCATCGGCGTGTTGCTCACGCAGCACAACCCCACCCCGGCCATGCGGAAAGAGGCGGCCAGCGCGGGCACCTACGAGTCGCCGAAGTGGGGCGGGCGTTACCCGCGTCTCCAGATCATCACCATCGCGGACCTCTTCGACGGCAAGCAGATCAAGTGCCCACCGCTTAGCCAGGTCAACCGTACCTTCGCGAAGGCCCCGAAGCACAAGCGCCCGGCCACGACGTTCCAACGCCCGCTGACCGGCGCAAACTTGGTGGATGTGAGCAAGCACAAAGATACCGACGCGCCGCATCTGCGAGCGGTCGGCGGTTCTCGAAAACGGAGTGCCGGGGACTGAGGGCCACCGTAAGCCCCGGCCTTGCCAAATTCTCGCGTAGGGGCGAGATTACCTGCAAAGCCTGTGCTACGGGAGGGGCGTAACGGGTAACCAATGGTGGGGTGCCCGCGATGTAACCAACGGAGGGGTCATGCATATCATCGAGGAGGTCCGGGCCGCGACAATAGCGACGCTCGACATCGCCGATCCCGCTGATGTCGAGCACATCACCGACGATCTGGTGCTCGCCTACCTGAACGAGGCGACAGAACCCGACGAGGCGGAGCGGGATGAGGCGGTCCCGGAACGCACCACCGCCTACGGGCATGCCCTCGTTGTCGGCACGCGCTACATCTACTACTCGAATGGCGGTCCGGGCTCCGAGAATAAGTGTGGCAACATCCGCAAGCGCTGGCCCCGCGACCCCCGCGATACCTACCTGAACATCGGCATCTGTAACGGGCGTGATCGGGCGTACAAATTCCTCGGGCCGATCTAGCCGCCGGTCTCGTCGGTCCCCATCCTCCGCCCTCGTCGCGCCCACCGCGCGGCGGGGGCCTCATTCTTGCCACATGTCGGGGCCGGTCGAGTCGCGCAGGCGGACGCGCCGACTCCCGGCCAGGACTCCCCGCGCCACCCGGACGTTACCTCCGGGTGGCGTCCCTGCGTCTGCTATGATGCGCGGCGTATGAGGGAGGGCAGCAGTATGCCGAAACAGTCCGACCGCGACATCACCGGCTACACGTTCCACCTGACGCTCTCCGTGGGGCTCACCGACCTCGCCGAGGCCGAGCGCTTCATCGTTGAGCAGCTGGCCCAACGCTTCGGCACCGGCGGCGATCGGGGTGAAGAGGGCGAGTGGCGGAACGAGACGAAGGGCTACCCACGCTGGAAGATCGGTAGCATCATCGCGGACCACAAAGTGGAGGAGCCGTACTAGCGCCTTCTACGATCCTTCTACGATTTTGAGGATCGCCGCACCGTCACCGGCTACGATCTCTGCTATCGCGCCAGCTATCGGGGCGAACATACTGGACGGATAAGACGAACGAACGCTCCCACGAACGACGTGCCCCGAGTCCCTCTCTCGGCACCATAGAGCATGATTATTGCACCGGCGCCGGGAACAATCCCGGTGCTGGTGCGTTTTTCTCACATTCTTCGCACATCGTCGTCCAAATGGTGTCCTTATTCGTTTTGCGCCGCGCTCGGCAAGCGCTCGCTCGCCTTGAGCGTGAGCATGAAGACGATGTTCGCACTCTCATCCTTGGCGATGAAGAGCGATTCCTGCTTTTCTAGGACTTTCAAATTGGCGAGCGCGACATCCCGCGCGAAGTCGTCGCGCTGATCGCCGTTGGTGCCGAAACGCACTTCGTCGTGCCCATCGTCGATCGCGGCGATGATGAAGGGTTCCGCCGAACCATGCGCGCGCTCGACGAGTGTTTTCAGCAGGGTCTCCTGCGTGGCGCTCAACGGTGCTTGCCCTGACATCGTTATCCCTCCCCTTCCCACGATTGGCGGCGAGAGCGTACCGCGCCCGTACCGGCGCACCTCACGGACC